CACCATAGACGGCGGCACGGAGCGCACCGGCTTGACATGCATCGACGCCGACTTGTATGCACCAAACACACGCTTTGGCAAACGATACCGCTTCTTGACCGGCGCATTACGAAACGTGGCGGGATCGGTGGCTTCCGGCCACTCGTACCACCAACGACCGAGCAAACCGACATCCCGCAAGTGCACATGCCTGCCGACCAGCCGCCGCACGTTTGCATCCAGGAGGTTAGGGTGTTGTGTGACCAGGTAGAAATCGAGGCCACGATGGCGATGCGTCTCCAACGCCGCCACATCGGCCGGCACGCCCGCCGCTGCACCCCGCGGCCGCCACACGCGCTGCACTTCATCAATGACCACCGCCGCCCCATCCTCGACGATCGTCATCCACTCGCGCGGCTTGTCCAATACGACATGCGGAACGGTCAGTTCCGGCACGCCGTCAACATAGAGCGCCCGCCGCTCACACTCCCGCATCAACAAATCGACCAGGGCCGCGCTTTTGCCGGCGCCCGGAGTACCTGTGATTAGCGTAATCACAGCAAGTCCAACTTCTTAAGCGGAATGAGCGCCACCCTAGCCGTGATCGCGCCAGAGATCATCGCCATGGCTGTTCCACACCCGGCAAGGTTCAACAATCCCGCCACATCCCCAGGCACGCCCGCCCACGCAGCCCGCGCGGCGCCGAGCATTGCGCCCAACGCCTGATCGACTCCCACCATCGTGACGACGCCAATGCCAAGGGAAAGGAGCACCTTGCGCGCCAATGGCCCCGCAAGGGCAACGAGAAATGCACCGACGCCACCCATTCACTATCCCTTAAAGCCATTGACAAAGATAAGCGCCGCCGCCAACCCCGCAACAGCGAGCACGATGCCGCGCATCCACCCCATGAAATCACAGAGCGGTTGATAGGAAACTTCGAACGTCTGGCCCATGGCGGTGACTTGCTTAGGCGCAGGGCACTGCCCGGACGTTGCAAAGCCGCCATCTTCCGCATAGCTAACCCGAAGCTCCTTCGTCTGGAGGTCTTCCACCTCCGGCGTGTCCATCTTGGAGCAGCCGAGTGTGTCGGGGTTTTTCTCGCACTCAGATCGGTCGTCCTTGGGCGTGTCGTCCTTGACCGTCTGCGTACCGTCGTAATCGTTGATGACCGTCGTACTCGTCCACGTCATCGTGTCGCCGGCATACGTAATGTGGTTCGTCACCTGCTCCGTGCGAGTCTGCGGCGTGCCATCGGGGGCGGTTCGCGTCGTGATCGTTTCCGGCTGGACCGCCTCCGCTGGGCCGGTAATCTCATGGCTCAAAGGATCGAAACGCAACCCGTTTTCGATGCCCTGCTGAACGATGGGGCCGGGATTCTCCGCGACCTTCGGTTCAAACCGCTTCTGAACTTCGGGCTCTGGCGTTGAGCCGGGCCAGTTGGCCGGCTGCGTCGTGCACCCCTCGCCGAACCCTTCGGAACCATCGGGGCACCGGTCAACGGTTTTCATGTAGACGCTTTTATCGTAGGCATGGTCCCGCACTAGGCCCTAAATGCTGACCGTGTGGAAGTACAGCCCCGTGCAATTGTGGGTGTAGTACGAATAGGCGGCGCAGGTTGGCGTCCCCCTAAGCTCCTTCGTTGTGCCCCCCGACACGACAAAGGCCGCGAGCGCCGCCCGCGCCGCGCACGAATACGCGGCCGTGTCGCCCCCGGACGCGCATGCGTTGTCAACCGTGCTCGAAACCCACGACTCCTGCGGCTGTTTCGGCTGACCTGCGTCGCAAGACCACGAGCCGCCCGCATTGGCACGGCAACGGGTGGTCAAGAGCATATCGGCAACCAGCCCCATCGCCGCGCCAACGAGCCCGCCCTTGATGATGCCCTTAGCGATGTTGGCCGGCGTGATAAGCCGCCGTACAGTGATATCCAGCTCGCGCGCACCGATCTTGCCCTTAATGAGATCGAGCACCACCGCATCATTGGCCGCCGTGGTGATCGAACGCCCCACCACACCCTGCCCCGCCACGGGAATGACCGGCACGCGCATGCTGTTCGCGGTCGGATACGTCGCCACGGGCAGGGCCTGCGCATGGGCGAAATGCGCGAGAACAAGCAATACGGCGCCTAACGCCAGTCGGACAGCACGATCCACATCGCCCCCAGAATCGCCACCGCAAGAAACACCGCATGCATGCTCATCGCCCGACCGCCTTCCGCAACACCACTGCCACCGCCCACGCCGCGACCCATACGCCAACGACCATCCAGGACAACGCCACGGAATCGTCCACAGTCAGATACCCGCATTTATTGCTGACGTAAAAGGTGGGCGACACAGAGGGCAACACCGGGCAATTAACTCCCCCCGCCGTCTGCACGACGTTCGCCGTGTATTTCCCCTGCACCCGCCCATCCGCCGTCTGCGTCGGGGTGCCGAACAAGCCCACCGAATATTGGGTATAGACACACGCCCCGCCCGTAGCCGACGCATTGGGCACCGACCACGAGAAGGGCGGGATGGACGCAGCGAAGGCCGCGCCCGTCTGCTCTGGTGTGTCGAAACACTGGGCACCGACACCCCAAGGCATATCAGTTCGCCGCTCGCTTCATCCACTTGAAGGCGATCAGCGCAAACACGATGCCCAACACGAGGCCGGCAACCGTCACCGCGTCGGCTTTCGCGTCGGTGATGGCCGTCGTGACCGTGGCCGGCACTTCCGCCAATGCCGGGAGGATGAGGGCGGGAACGCCGCCAACCAGGGCAAAGCGCGAGCTCAGACTCTTGAACATGGAAAACTCCTTGAATCAGTGCAGGGTTAAAGACCCGACAAGGGCAGCTGCACCGGCCTGCCTTTGCGGTTGATCGATCCAGGAGAACGGCCCGGCCGCCTCGATGGCGCGCTCGTGCGTGTGGGCTCGTACCAAGCCTCGCGCACCATTGACCACAATTGGGCGGAACTCTGAGGGCCAGACAACCCCGTCAGGGTCCACCCAGCCGCCGCCCTTCGCTCTGCGCCAAACGTCCGCGACAGAAGCATTACCTTGCACGAACGAAGGGCGATTAAGCCAAGCGCGACAACGGCGCAAAGAAGCATCGAGGCCGCCCACACCGTAGAGCCGTGCCCCGCGAGGAAATGACCCAAACTGTTTACTGGCATCTTTGGACAGGTACTTGAGAAGATAGGGAACGGCATGACGCGCAACTTCGGTCCGCGTCATGCCATGCGGCCACCACCCCTGCTTGTCCCACTTCGGCATTGACACCGAACGGGGCAACCAAGCGACCAAGTGATAGTGGATAACGCCGCGTTTCTGGAGCTCGGCAACCCACACATAACGCGCCTTGATCCCCCGACGGTTGCACCACTTTCGGAATCGATCCACCGCCCGCCCGAGATGCTCGGCGCGCCATTCGTCATTACTGCCCGCATACGTGAGCGTGACCATGACCGCATGTTCCCGGCGCGCCTTGCTCTCGCTGACCGCATGACACCGAGCCGCGACGCCGACATTCATGCGCAACCGGCGCAGCCGAAGCCCCTGCTGATCAAGCACGAACCCGCCCGCTCGGTCCAACCGTTCCAGCACGTCACACGTAGCAAGGGCAACACCGACCGGCGTCGGAGTTGTTGGAACTGAGACAAGCCCAGCGGCTGCGCCGCTGTTCACTGCACCCGCCCCAAACCTTGAACCCCACGCGCGGCCAGTTCCGCCATGGCTTTGTGATAGCACGACGCCGCGAACACGAGCACAGCGGCATGCACCGCTACTTCTTGCCCGGACGGATGCCGCATCACGACATGCGGCACACCCGCATCGAACCGAACTTGAACGTTCGAACAATGCCCGTCCATGCCGAAATCTGTGCGCTTCACAGCGACGCCCCCCACTGGTCGCGCGTCACTTTGTTCGTGATGGCGATATCGCCATCGACTCGCCCATCGGCGGCCTGCTCTGCATGCAGGGTCAGCGCATGCCGTTGCCCATCTTCCTGCCACGCCAACTCGTGCAGCAGGACCACCACCGCAGCGCGCAGGTTCGCCTGCGCTACTTCTACAGGATCGGCCATGGGTGCACCCCTCAAGCCGCAGCGGAACGGGTAGCGGGCTTCAGCGGGACCAACCGCGGCGAAAGCGCCAGCTTGCCGTCCCGGTTCATGTAGAGGCTCGAAGGGTGCAGGGTGTAGTCGCCGGGCTCGTAGGGCTTGGCACCGTCCTCGAGCATCAGTTCGAACTTCTCGGGGAACGGCGGCGGGTTGCCCAGCGAATCGACGGGGTACGCGTAACCCGTCTGAATGCGCAGGTTGTACGGCTTGCCGCTCGTCTTGCTGGTCCCGGAAAGGGTACGAACGTCGGCGGAGTGAATCAGAATACGAATCATGGTTGGCCCCTTATTCGTTCTTAACCGTTAAGAACAGGGCCGGACTTTACAGTGTGCTGTTATGTGTGTGGTGGCTGTCGCGCGAAGGCGACAGTGCGTGGCATTGCGAAATGGCAAACAGGGCCGTCCTTCGCCACTCTTTGCTTACCAGGGCACGCCCACCAGTGCCGCCGCCCCAAGACCGAAACCGCGCACATGAACTGAGCAATGGCGAGGCTGCTGGCTCCCGCCCCTTCGGGGCTCCATGGGTCTACCGACCCATACCCCCCGCCTATCGAATGTGGGCGCGAGGATCGCCGCCGAGACTAACTAGCGACGGCCCCAGGTCAGCAGCCGATGCCAAGGGAGCCGCCGGCTGCGCTTCCGTTTGGCCCATAGCCAATGGCACCAATCCGCCGACCGCTGTCCGTGCCGCATGCTGGCACGCCTGCCACTCGACCACCATACCGGCGCCGCTCTCATCAATACATGCGCACCGCTTCGCCGTAGCAATACACCCGACGACCCGCGGCGGCTTTTCGTTAGCCGTCATCACTGTCGGCGCAGCCGCCAGTGCTGCCGGCCCTGCTGGCTGACTTGGCGGCGCCAGGGGCGCACTGGCCGGCTTGACGGGCGCCTGCGTTGCTGCCGGTTTCGCGGCTTCCATCTTGGCGTTGACCGACGCATAACCCCGAGCTCCGAGGCCAAGCACAGCCAGCACCGCGACCCCAAAAAGCACCATAGACGGCGGCACGGAGCGCACCGGCTTGACATGCATCGACGCCGACTTGTATGCACCAAACACACGCTTTGGCAAACGATACCGCTTCTTGAC